GGCCCGCTCCGGCCTGAAGAGCAGATGCCGCGAGCTGGCCGCCCTTCTCGCCGAAGAAGTCCCCGATCCCACTGAGGGCCCCACCCTCTCCGAACATGTCCCCGAGGCCGCTCAGCATCCCGCCTTCGCTGAACATGCCGCTGAACATGTCGGCCGCGCTCGAAGCGACGTCGCCGAGCAAGTCAGAGAGCGTGTCCGTCGCGGCCCCGAAGGCATCGACCATGCTGCTTTCGAGGAGATCCGTGCCGACGGCCCCGAGGCCGGTACGAAACGAATCTGCGAGATCGCCGCCCGAGGCCACCTTCCGCAACGCTGTGCTGACATTCGATCCCACCGCGTCGCCGACCTTCTTGCCGAAATTCGACGCGGCCTTCCCGGCCTCCTCACCCTCCATCTGGTTCGCAGCGATCTCGGCCGTGAGACGGTTGCGCTCGTGGAGCATTTCGAGAATCGTGGCCTGCTTCAGGGCCTCGTCGGCTGCAGCCACTTCGAGCGCGCGAGTCTTCTCGATCTGCTCGTCGAGCGCGTGAATCTGGGCCAGCAGCGGATCGAGTCGTCTAAGCTCGGCCCGTTCCAGTTTGGTCTGGATCGCTTGGAGCTTGCTTGCGGCCGAAACCTGCTCCTTGGTTCGGGCGGCCGGTGCTCCACCAGCGCCCGCTGCTACTTCTTCACCGCCACCAGAGACCGTCGGGCCAGCGCCCGTCTTGGCCTGAGCGGTTTCAAGATCCCGTAGTTCCGAGACGAGACCGCGCGCAGCCTTCGCGGCAGACGTGAGCCCGTCGGCCAGAGCCTTCGAATTCTTGCCGGCCGTCGCACTCTCGCGAGCCAGGTCCCCGACCACCTCGGCCGCTGCTTCGACGTTCGCGTTGGAACGCGCGAGTGTGTTCTCGAACTTCGAGAAGGCCTTGTCGTTCTCCTGAGCCACAGAGACAACCGTCGCGAAGTCGCCCTTGATGGCCGCAGCGATCACCTTCATGCCGTTCGCGATGAGATCGCCAGCGAGCTGCACGTGGGCCACGAGCTGCATGAACGTCTCGATGATCGCGACGATGACCACCTGGGCTCCGGCCATGATGACCTTCGTCCCAGCGAACGCCTGCTCGACGATGCCGAGGCCGCTGGCCAACCAGGCGCCCGCTTCAATGATCGAAGCGAACCCACTGACGAGTGTAGGAATGGCGTCCTGGGCGAACGCAGAAATCTCGCTCGAGTTGTCCGCGATGCCGGCTTGGAGTTTTTCGAAGAAGGGGATGAAGACCTGAGTGGCCGCCTGGACGACGGCCGGCGACAGGGCGTCACCAAGCTCGGTCTTCATGTTGTCGGAGGCCACACCGATGTTGGACAGGGCCCCACCGAGGGAGTTTGCGAGATCTTCGGCCGCGTTTCCGAGCGCTGCGCCTTCGCCTGCGATGGCCCGGAAGGCGTCGGCCAGGTCGTCGCCGCTGAGCTTCAGGGCGTCGGTCTCGCCAGTGACTTCCTGAAGCAGCTTGACGATGCCCGAGTCGCGGAGCACATCGGCGGCCCCGAGGCCCGAGGAGAATGCACGCTGGACGTTCTGGCCGATCTGGATGACGTCCTTGCCGCTGGCCGCAGCGAGGTTGGCAACGATCTTCGTGAATTCCGCGACCTGCTCGGTGTTCTCACCGAAGGCCACGGCCATCGAGGCCGACGCTTCTCCAAGCTCAAGGAGCGCGAAGGGCGTTCGGACAGACAGCGACCGCACATCGTCGAGAACATCGGCCGCACCAGACGCGGAGCCCGTCAGTGTGGCGAGTCGAATCGTGAGCGTTTCAGCCTCTGCGGACAGCCGGATGGCATCTTGCGCGATTCCAATTAGAGCTCGGCCGAGGCCAACCGCAACGAGTGCTGCACCGACACCGACGATCGCGGACTTCAGGCCGCCGAATCCCTTACTTGCTCCGTCGGTGGACTCTTCGGCCTTGTCTTCGAACTTATCGAGGCGGCGTTCCGACTGCTTGAGGGCCTTGTTGAACTCTGCTGTCTGGGCTTCGAGCTTGACGGCCAGCTCGCCTACCGTCGTCGCTGCCATCGCCTTGCCTCCGGTTGGCGTGACGTATCTTCGCGATACGATTCAGCCGTTGCCGCAGCTCCGCAAACCCTCCGCTCCCTGTTGAATCGAGGCCCAGGCCGCTAGCGAACCTATCGAGGGCTTTCGAGTCTCCCCACACTGCTACCTGTACGCCGATCGCGACTGCCTGGGCCATCATGAACCAGTTTTCGCGCTGACGCTTGTTTGCGATGTGAGCGAACAGGGCCAGCTGAAGATCGTCGAGGCCTGTCACGTCGGCGAGGGTTCCGTACCCAGCTCCGACGAGCAGATCGATGTTCGTCGCGAGGCCTATTGGGTCCGGGGGCTCTCGATCTTCCGGGCGTTCATGGCGATCACGAGCTGAGTCGCCAAGGAGACCAGAACCCCGAAGGGTTTTAGGGCCCCTCGGCCATCATCCCTCACCAGGCAGATCTCGATGATGGCCTGCGTGAGCACGAGAATGTCCTCGGCGTAGAGACGCTCTTCCATCTCTTCGGCCGACCACCCGATCGTCAACCGGACAAGCTCCAAGCAATCGACCCAGGCCGTCTTCAACACACCTTCAGCGTCGGGCGTCTGGGCCTCGACGAGCCGGTGGCTGAATTTCTCGATCTGCTCGAGGAACACATCTCCGTGCTTGATGCCCCACGGCTTGATGGTGAGCTTGAAGCCTTTCGCTGTCTCGATCAGGCGCTCCGGCAGGATGACCTTGCGAACGCCATCGGCCAGTGCGGCCTGGTCCTCAGGCTGCGTCTGTTCCATCTATCCTCCCCAGGGACCGGGACTGGCCCCCGGGGATAGATAGCACGCCTGGCCTACGGAGTCTGGTCACCGTAGGACTGGAAGGTCCCGTAGGGGGCCGCCCCGCCGTTGTCGAGCAGCTCGAGGACGAGCTGGGCCAGGGCGTAGTTCTCCTTGTTGAATTCCAGCGGATCGCCCGTCACCAGGAGGGCCACCTTGGGAATCGGCCAGATGATGTTCTTCCCGATGTCCGTCAGGTGCCGCAGCCGGGCCTTGCCGGCGAACGACGTCTGGGTCAGCGGGTTGAACGTGATGTGGCCGGGCTCCGTGTAGGTGTAGGTGGCCATCATCGGCTGTCCGGTTCGCAGCTCGTCACCCGCACCATCGATCGTCGAGATCAGGCCCACGCGCCCCTCGGTGTAGTCCACGGCGAAATCCGTGTTCTCCACCTGAGCGAAGCTCGGCTCGTAGGTGACACGGATTGCGGTACCGTCGGCCGGCTCTTCCCCACCGAAGTAGAGGATCTTCCCGCCGTCGGCCGCAGCCAGATTCTCGATTCCGATCTCACCCGAGACGGGGACCGGCGGCGATCCGACGACGAGATCGCCAACTCGCTCGGTGACGCCTCCGCCCGGTGCGATCTCCTCGTAGGACACGATGTCCGTCACGAGAGCGATCTTCCAGTCGAGCGCGAAATCGCCGATGGTGCTTCCGAACCCGGCCGCGAATCCCCCGGTGGCCTGCGTCCCCACTTCCTCGTCGCTGACGAGGGCCGGTTCCAGCGTCGCGAACGCGGTGAGGTTGCCGTGGAGCAGGGCCAGGAAGTCGCGGTAGTCGTCGCTGAGGTTGTACTCCTCTCGCGTGACGACCACCGAAGCTGCTGCGATCTGAGTCTCGGAGGCCCCACCGAGGATGTAACGCATGTTCGTGTCTTCCCAATTGAAGACACCGACGGCAATTCGCGAGCCCGTCACCTGGACGATCTTCGACACGATGCGCTGAAGCCCGGCCTGGCTGGTCGGAAGGATCAGATCGGCGAGATCCTTCTGCCAGGCCGCCGTGTCGATGATGCCGAGATTGCGGTACGGGCCGAAGACGCCGGCCGACAGCTCCGGCGCGAAATCGACGTGCGGCATCCCGAAGAGCAGATTGACTTCGGTGACGACATCCGGTGTTCGTTGAACAACGCTCATCTGTTTCTCCCTATAGCGCGAAGCGCTTCGTCACAGTTTGGAACGATTGAGTGAAAACGAACCGGCCTCCGCGAGCGCTGGCGTTGTCCCAACCGAGTGCAATCGGTTCGGAAGTCACCGCAGAGACGAGCGACACCGGAATACCTTCCCGGCCGCCCTGGTCTTCTTGTAGGGTGCGAGCGATGTTGTGCGAATCGGCCACAGCCGCTTCGTAGGTCGAGCGTCGAGTCCGAATCGTCACACCGGGCCGCAGGCCGACCGCTCCGATCGGCGGTTGGCCGCCTTCTTGAATGATCGTGATCGCATCGTCGGGCGTCTCGGGCTCGATACCTATGAAGATCGTATCCCCGGCCGCACCCGACGGTGACGTCCACGTTCCGAAGCCCGCGGCCGCCAGGCGGTTCGCGAACCACGCTGCGATGCCCAGGCCCATATCAGACGAGCCACTGGACCGACACGCTGTAGGTGAAGTCGGTCCCGGCCGAGTGCGTCATCGTGACCTTGAACTTCGACGGCAGAAGTCGGTTGACAGCATCCATGCCGGGGAAGTTTCCGACGGTTTCGTGGGAGGCCCCGATGAGATAGGACTCGCGCGACACTGCGACGATCGCGCCGCCCGTGATGAGCAGCCCGGCCTCGCTGTCGTCGAAGGGATCGGCCGCGTGGATCGTCGGGGTGACGGTATCGACTGTCGGCACGGCCGAGACGTTGACGATGATGAGCGCTTGACGGTAGTCGAGCTGCTGAACGAGCAGCGAATTCGTGGCGGCCCTGACGGCCGACGGCAGAAGGATCTCGTACTTGTTTCGCCTGGATGCCATGACTCACCTCACCGACATGCGAATGGCCTTGGACACCGCCGTCCCGACCAATTTCATGTAGCGCTGGATGTTGTTGTTGAACGGACTCTCGAGATACTTCCGGCCGACCGGCCCGTCGGGCGATGGTGACTTCGCGGTCGAGACGGGCCCGAGATTGTAGATGTCCTCGTGACGCCTCACCGCGTAGACGGAACTGAAAACGACCGTCCGAAGCACCGAGTCTTTGCGGTCGCGGCCGATGACTTGCGAGTCTTCCATCATCTCGCCGCTGAGCTGCGGGGCCATCGCACGGGCCCGAGTGAGAAGATCGTCCGCATTCTCGTCGGACTGCTGCGCGGCCGCCTCTCGGACGTTCCGTTGGATGGCCCGCATCCGTTTCTTGATGACTGCGACGCCTGTGACGCTACCGGCCAACTCCCACCTCCACGTGGTCGGTGTCGAGGCCGTGGGCCCACCCTTGGACCGTCAGCACCTCGCGTTCGGTGACGGTTGCGCCGCGCCAGTTGGCCCAGGTGACAAAATCGCCTTCCTGAATGTCGACGGCCACACCTTCAGCGTCGGTGAGGTTGGTCCGCAGCGTGCCCGCGATCTGGACTTCCCGACCGTCGGCCCGCTTCACGAGCCGCTCGCGATCCTGCATGTCCCCGGCCAGGCCGGTGTGTAGCGTCGACGTCGACGAGACATCGCCGCCAGGTCCCGCTCGCACGGGGCGTTTCACCGTCACGGACACGTTGGCCAGGTCGGGATCGATGGACATCAGGTTTCCTCGTCGTAGAGATCGGACCTCTTGTAGCGCACGCGCTCGACGTTATCGAACTGGCCCACCGCGAAGGCCGGGTCGGGCATGTCGGTCGCGTTCGCATCGTCGACCTTTTCCTGCTTCGAGAGGCCGCCGACGTAGGGAAGGGCCGGCGAGTTGATCGCAGCCCGGCCTCGGAGATCGTCGGCCAGCGTGCGGTAGTGGGTGGCCAGCTGGCTCGAGGACTTCGAGACGCCCCCGGACTTGCTGTCGACCTTCCCAGCGTACCGAGCTGCGATTTGCTCAGCGCCGTTGGCTGCTGCGATCATCACGGCCGGATACTCGGCCAGAAGGAATGCGATCTCAGCATCGGTGAGCAGAGCGGCCGACATGTTGGTGTCGCCGATCTCGAAGCGCACCCGATCCGTTGCGTTGTTAGCGGGGTCGCCGCTATAGGTGGAATCTTCACACGCCACGGCCTATCCCTCTGCGGCCCGTCCGTCTCGACGAGCTGCGGTCTTCGACCTTCCGCGCTGCGGTTGGCCGCCAGCGGCACCGTCACCGCTCTCGGCCCCGTTCTCCGGCCCATTCGGTTTGGGCACAACCTCCCCGCTCTTGCTGACAAGCTCGTTGGGAGGCCCGTCCGGCGCTCCGGCCTCAGCCCGCGGAGGCGGCGGGGCGGGGGCCTGGTCCTCGACCGACGGTAGGATGGCCCGAATGACCCATCCGTTCCGCAGGTAGAGTTCCAGGCTTTTCCACCCGGCCGCCTCCGGCACCGGATCTCCGCGCTGGACGATCCGGTTGCCGAGGTTGAGACGCCGGCCCGCTGTGTAAGCGGAGACGGCCTCGCTCACGAAATGGCATCGAGGAAGAACGCGCCGAGCTCGGTGCTGACGAGCTTCGAATCGAAGGCCATCTCACCCTCGACGCGATCCGACTTGATGCTCTGCTTGCGGAAGCGCGAGATCGTCACGCCCTGGCCCGCGCTGCCCGGCCGTCCGGTCCACCCGAAGGTGTACCCGGCGCTCGGGGTGAGCAGGCTCGGCCGCGGATTCGAGTAACACAGCAGCGCGTGGTTGCCCAGGATGAAGCTGAACGCATCCGTGGCCCCCTCGACTGCCGTGTTCCTCACGGCCTGTGCGATGTGATAGTTCGACACACCGAACACCCGGGCCAGCAGATCACCAGTGATGATCCCGGCCTGGGTGTACTTGTATCGATCGATCACGTCCAGATGGTTCCGCAGAGCGTTGTCCACGCCCATCGACACCACCAGGCTGTTGGGCTTGAACCCGGTCAGGGCCTTCATGGCCACGATCTGGTCCTGAATGTCGTTGATCGGTGTCGACCCGGCCGCATCCCAGCGAAGGTACTGCGTCCCCGTCGGCCCCGTGGCCACCCCGGCCCGTTCCAGCCCGGCGGCCCAGACGCCCGTTCCGAAGTAGTTGGCGGCCCAGATCTCCTCGCGCTTCATCAGGAGTTGCTGCGTCACCCACTCCGTCGCATCCCGGTCGACGTTGATGCCGGCATCCGAGTTGGCCCGGGTGTCGTCGTCGACGTCCTTGTGGATCGCGTAGACGTGAGCGAAGTAGTTGTCCTGCCCGAGCGTGAAGCCGCCGCCGGCCGACTCGGTACCGGGGGCCCGGCGTTCGGCCACCGAGCGCAGCCAGTCACCCCGATCGTAGGTCCGATAGAGATCGGACTGCTTGGCCACCGGCACGTGCGGGAACACCTTGTCGGACACGAAATCGGTCTGGGACTGAATCCAGGCCACCGAGATGTTCGTCAGCGGTCGGCTGATGTGGACATCTGACGGCGCCGGCTGGGCCTTGCGAATTGCGAGACTCATGTTTCTTTCCTCTTTCCCCAAGGTGGGTGTGTTGGCCCCAGCGATGGGGCACTGGTTCCGTCGATCAGAAGTGGCCGATCAGGTCTCGACCGTGATGTCCTTCAGCAGCATGGTGATGATCTCGTCCGCGTTGGCCCCGGTCTCGAGAGCGATCCCGACGCCGAAGTTTCCAGCGGTGGCCGGAATGACCTTCCCGGCCGCGTCGACCATCAGGATGTCGTCGATGGCCAAGGTCGCACCCACGACGACCTTCGTCGTTCCGTGGACTCGGACGGTTGCAGCCCGGCCCTCCGCGGCCGGCTTGTTCTGAAGCACGCCGATGATCTTCTCCCCAGCACCGGCGACCTCTGCTTGGGCATCTGCGGCCTGGCCGATGCAGAGGAACTGAGCTGCGGACAGATCCGCCGACGCCTCCATCGAAAGCGAGAACAGATCGATTTCGGTAGCCATGTGAGTTTCTCCCTTTGGCTTTTCCAACGAAAAGGCCCGACCACCACTCGGCGGCCGGGCCCCAATGAAGCTCGCTCTCGCGAGCGTGTGTCGGTCGGATCAGTTGATGGGCTGCGAGGCCTCGGCCATGTACTCGTCGTACAGGTCGGGGTTCTCCTCGAGAGCCTGGGTCATCGCCTGCTCGGGCGTGAGCTTCGCGTTGCCCTTGCGGATCTCGACTGCGGCCGCGTCCAGCTTCTCCATCGCATCCCCGCCGCCGATGTCGGTCCGGCCGAGCTGCTTCGTGAGAGCCCCGAGCTTCGCGGCCTCGTTCGCGGCCTTGAGGATCGGCATCACGACGTCGAGCACGCCCGCATCGTCGATCTTCTGAAGATCGTCGACGAACGTGTCCCCACTCTTGGCCAGGTGGATGAGCGGCTCCGCCTGCTTGCGGATGCGCTCGCGCTGGGCCCCCTTCTTCAGCGTGAGCAGCTCGGTCGCGTCGGCCGCGATCTTCGCGTCGCGCTTCTTCAGCTCGGCCACGGCCGCAGCGGGGAGACCCTCGTAGGGTTCGCCGCTGGTGGCCTTCTTGGACAGCTTCCCGTCCTTGCGCTCGTACCCCTCGGGCACGTCGGCCTCGATGGCCGCGACCCGCTTCGTGAGCGCTTCGAGCTTCTCTTCGGCCGTACCAGCCTCGGTTGCTCGCGTCCAGACCTTCTTCCAGGCCTCCTGCCACTCGGCCGAGAGCTTGGAGATGTCGAGCTTCTCCGACATGTCGTTTCCTCCGTCATCGCCCGCCTTGGCCTTGGCCTTGGTGAGCAGGTTATCGAGGTAGCTGTCCACCTCGGCGCGGACCCGCAGGATGTCTGCTTCCGCAAGGGACTCGTCGTCGGGGCCGCGCTTCCAGAGAACCACGTGAGCCCCGGGGTTCATAGGCCGATCGACTGAGCTGACTTCGGTGACCTTGATCGTGTGTAGTCGATTTTTCTTGGCCATGCTCACTCCTCATCGTCAATCGGTGTGCGAAGGCCGGTGCCGCCGATCGAAAAGGCCGACAGCTCGCCCTTCTTGATACGATTCCACGTGTCGTCGTCGTCGACCTGGAAGCCGCCGAACCACCCGACGAACCCGAGATCAATGCCGAGGGCCTTCTGCATCAGCGTCGTGAACGGCAGCGACGCGATCAGGCGGCCAATGCCGACGCTTTTCTGGTGCATGACGCCCTGGTTGCGGGCCGTGAGCACGAAATCGTATGACATGTGCTCCATCTCGGCCTCGGAGATCATGTCGCCTTCGCCGTCGAAGACGGTCTTACCGGCCTTCTCGATGACCGTGAACCATCCGAATACCTGCTGGGCGTCGTCGACCTTGGCCAGGATCTCGAATTCGCGCGTCCAC